AAAAGAAGCACTAATGGAAAAGCTATTCAGTCTTCTATTTGTACCCCAAACTAAGAACGAGATATTACTATACATGGTTGATGCATTTGGATTAATATTATCTGCTTTTTGGTTAACTGGAGTGAAGGAGACTTTAAACATTTACTTACTTATAGTAACAGCAATCTCAATAACTGTTACGTTAGGAGTTAAGATTTACAATTTGTTTAACTCTAATGACGAGAACAAAAAGATATAATGCCAGATAATGACATACTTAAAGCTAAGACGTTAAGTAATGGTCAGATACTTGCATTGGTTTTCTTTGCTATCTCAGCTACGTTTACAGTGACAAAAATTATTATCGATATAGAAGACATAAAGGAAAGGGTGGAGTATGTAAATGATAGGATTGATAGGAAAATCAAAAACATCAAATAATACTAAATGCGATAATAAATGTTTGAAGACAAGAGTCTGTTCAAGAAAGGGAAGTACAAATAAAAATGAGAAATATAAATAAGATTATAGTGCACTGTAGTGCTACACCTGAAGGTAGGGATGTATCTATTGACACTATTAGGAAGTGGCACGTTGAAGATAACGGTTGGAGTGATATAGGTTATCATTGGATTATACCTTTAAGTGGATCTATAGAAAAAGGTAGACCTGAAGCAAGATCCGGGGCACATGCAAAAGGATTTAATAAAAACTCTGTAGGTGTGTGTTACGTAGGAGGTGTAGATGAAAATCTAGAACCTAAAGACACTAGGACTGAAGGCCAGAAAGAAACTCTTAAGTGTTTATTAGAGGATTTAAAAGATAGATATCCTAATGCTGAGATTATAGGTCACAGAGATGTAAGCTCTAAAGCCTGTCCATCGTTTGATGCAAAAGTAGAATACAAAAACATATGAAAGATATTGAAATAAAAGTATTTTATCTTTTAACCTTCGTATTTTTAATACTTACAGTGGTATTAGGAATAAAAGTAGAAGCACTTAAAAATGATTTGGATGTTCAGCGATATAACGAAACACCTACTGAAAACATACCTACCGTATCTGATAGCCTTTGTAATGGGGCTTGTTGTTGCGTGGAAAGGTTGCGGTGATTCAAATGGGAAGGATCCCATTACCACTATCATAGAAAAACCGGTACCTGTCATAGAGTATGTAGATAGATGGAAGACTGATACAGTTCGATTTGTATCAAGAGAGGTAATTACAGTTAGAGATACAATTACATCAGAGCTTATAGTTAACCGTTTAGATACACTTTTCCTAGTAGACACGGTTAAGATTGTAGAAGCGTGGCTTACAGAAATAGCTAAGTATGACACAACGATAGATCAAGAGAATGCTAGTATTTCTTTGAACTGGCAAAACTATCAGAACAGATCCGAAAACTTAATGGTGACGTACACCCCTAAAAAGGTCCCTTTAAATTGGGCGTTAGGGGTTCATGGCATTATAGGATTACAAAGTGATTTTAAACAGTCCTATAAACCACTCTTTGGTGTAGGTTTACACAGTTCAATCAAAAAGACTTATATTAGTGCTGGGTACGGATATAATGGAGAACATTTCATATCTGTAGGAGTAGGACGCGACTTAATTACTAGATGACATATTACTATTACACTGAAGAAGATATCAGAAAAGAAATTGATATCCTATTAGAAAAAAATGCAGCTATTCAATGCAATCTTGGAACAGAAAGTACAGATGCAGAGAGAAAAGAAGCCGACGATAAGTGGAGGGTTATAGCGGCAAAAATAAAAACCCTGGACATAAAGTTCTACAGGGAAAGGATAATGCCACAAGACAAATAGAATTATTTAGATAGGCGTTTAGTTTATTTTTCATGTTTATACTTTGCCATCTCCGCTTTCCAATCATCTTCTAACTTGGTCATATAGACTTTATTACTAACTGTATAGTATCTCTTACAAGGAGGGCAGTTTAAAACGTGCTTTACCATGCCGGCCTTAGTAATTTTTTTCTTATTGTGGTAAACTTTTTCAGATCCGCATACAGGACAAGAGTATCTACCATGACCTTCAAAAGCACCTACATGATGATTGTGATCGATGTAAGGTAAAAGTTCTTGGAAAACCTCTTCTAGTTTTATTACATCTAGTTCACAGTATTTTACCATCTTATCTATAGCCTTATTATAACTGTCTGGTAATTCTACTTCAAACCCAAAGAACTTAGGTATAAGAGGCTTGCAGATATAATCCCAATCAGCATACTCCATCTTATCTTTTCCAGAACCTGTTAATCTTTTAGCTATGTGTTCAAGAGTGTTACTATCCATTTTAAAATGCCGCCTAGCTTTCTTTAATGTATCCAGGCTAGGAAACTTAGGGGGGCAAGGTATCTTATGAAAGAGTGCACGAGTCCTAATAATCTTTTCATCAAAGTTATCTCCATTGTGACCAATGATCTCATCAGCCTGGATAGCTACATCAATAAACTTTTTAACTAGATCTTTATCATCTCCCTCCTTCCAAACAAAAGTGTTTATACCTTTCTGCCCTTCCCACTTGTAGCTAATGCAGATAATAGCAGATTCTATAAATACATCTGTGTGACGAATTACAGCTTTAAAAGAAGGCCTCCAAAACTTACCAACTTCGTAGCTGGTTTCGATGTCATAGAATAGCCTTTTGAACCCCGACGGGGGAGTAAGGAATTTAAGCTCCATTGATTATACTCATAAGGATTAATCAAAACTACTGATTTTCAATGAATTATAAAAATTTTTTTAATACAGCAAATTATTATCATATCAATTATTTATATTTGCACTATAACTATTAAATATAAACTTGTTATAATGAAAGCAACGGGAACATGGGTTGTACTAGAAGACCCTAGAGAAAAACTACCAGAAAGCAAAATTGAACTCTTAGACGGAACAAAAGATGCTATGAGGCAAGATGCAGATAATATAGAGAGTAACATACTAACTATAGTAAGCGTAGGGGAAAGAGTGTTAGATTCTAAGATTGTAGAAGGAAAAAAAGCACTTTTAGATCCAAGAATGCCAGTAGCTATTTTAGCTATAGACGATTTGGAAGAAGAATTTGTGTTAGTTGCGCAAGAAAATCAAATAATGGGAGTGCTGTGACCGGGACAGTTACAATATCTTTAGAAGACTTTGAGTCTTTAAAAAAAGCAGATGATAAGCTAAAAGAGTACATACCAGCTTTAAAATCTGTAGAAGATGATATCTACACTATATTAGATACTGTAAATAGAATCTCAGATATAGATAAGGTTTCAGCGGCTTACAATAATCTTGATAGGTCAACAATTATAACTTTAAAACCTGAAGGATGGCGCTTAATGAAAAGGAAATTATAAAAGTAAAGTTTAAAAAAACATCAGATCGACTTAGATTTTGGAATGGACCTGTAGGATTATCTCCAAAGGAGATTCTTACTTTAGGAGCTTTAATAGATGCAAAAGGAGATCTATGCGGCACTCTTAACAGAAGAGAAGCTGCTGCATCAATTGGAATGTCTAAAGAAGTAATAAATACCTACATTAAAAGGTTAAAAACAAAAAAGGCAATTCTATACGTAAATGGGGTTTACAAACTATCTAAAATCTTTGAAGAAAGACCACGTGTGGAAGTCGTTATGCATGTCGGATAATAAAACGATGATCAATCAATTATTTTGGGCTGCAAATAGCGATGTATTTATACTGGTAGTATATTCTACAAAAGGAAATTTATTACATGTTGAAATAAATGAAGAAAGAGTTAGGTAAATTAGTTTGGCAGTTTGCTACAGAACTTACTACACACGTTAAAGGTGGTATGAAAACTGTAGACCCTGCCACTTTTAAAAAAAGACTTTCAACTTGCATGGAATGCGATAAGTATTTAGACGGACTATGTACATTATGCGGGTGTAATATGAAAGTAAAAACAAAATGGAAAACATCTAGGTGTGCTATGAACCCTCCTAAATGGGAAAGAGAGGATGACGGAAGCTGATAAGATTATACACTTACTTGCAACAAAACACGGATTACCTTTAAAGGAGGTTAAAAAAATTATAAAATCTCAATTTAAATGTGTATCTCAAACTATGGCAGAAGGAAAATTTGAATCTGTAAGACTGCCAAAGTTTGGTATATTCCGTGTAAAGCCAGGCAGGTTAAAACACATTAATAATGCTAAGAGAAAGTCTACTGGAACTAAATCATGAATTAAATATAGTTCCATCCTCTTATACAATGTCTATTGATGCTTTTAAAAAGCTTGTAGACAGATACGGTTCAGAAGAATCGAATAAAATCCTTGGATACATATACTTTATGAAAGATCCAAGGTCTTCTTACTCTGCATACGAAGAGAAAAAGAGGCACGAAGAAGTATGTACATCTGTGTTTGGAAAACCATTTAAACCATGCAAGCTTACTAAAGCTGCAATGGAAGAGTATGTAAAAACAAGTTCTGCAGCAATGCTACTATTAGAGTCTGCAAAAGAAAGTATTAAAACTCTTAAAAAATGGCTTGAAATGGTAGACCCTGAAGATGATGACTATGATCCAGCAAAACATATGCGGGTTTTAGGAGACATGGGTAAGACTATAAACGGCCTTAAAGATTTAGAGGAGGCAGTTAAAAAAGAGTCCGAGGTCAATGATACTTTCGGAGGGGTGGTAGTAAGCAAGTACAATGAATAAATTTAAGGATGTACATAGAGTCTCTCCTGCAGCAAACTACTTTGATAAAAACGGTAGGTATTGTCCATTCCCACCTAACACACAACCTTACTACGAGTTTTGGGATAAAGAAAAGCAAAGATGTTTAGAAGGATATACTACTGAAGAGGGGGATATAACAGTTACAGGATATCACTATTTCTACCTTAACTACTGCCCTATACAGATTGCGGTAGATAAAAAACTTGCAGACGGGACCATTATTGCAGAACGTAAACAACACTTCCCAAAGTTTTATGATAAAGACCATGAATATTTTACTGCTGTAGATGAATGTCGTAGAACTAATAAACATTTAACTGTACTTAAAGGACGACGTAAAGGTTACTCTTATAAGTCAGCTTCTATGCTTAATAGGAACTATTTTCATATACGAGGTTCTAAAAACTTTGTGTTTGCAGGTATGAAAGAATACTTGACGGGTGTTGATGCCATTCTTACAAAGGCTTGGGAGATGATGAACTTTATAGATGACAATACGGCTTGGACACAACCAAGACTATTGGACAGACCTATGGAGAAAACGTCAGGGTATAAAAAAAGAGTAAACGGACAGTTTATACAGAAAGGTTTATTAAGCTCTATAGCCGGAGTATCCCTTAAAGATGATTCAGATAAAGTAAGGGGTAAGGCAGGTGAACTTGTATTCTTTGAAGAAGCAGGAGCATTCCCTGAGCTACTGGACGCCTGGAACGTAGCAATGCCTACAATGCGTCAGGGTTCAAAAACCCTAGGTACAATGATAGCTTTTGGTACAGGTGGTACTGAAGGAACAGGCTTTGAGTCTTTAGATGAATTATTTTACCATCCTGAATCCTATGATTGTCTTGAATTTGATAATATCTGGAGTGATTCAGGTTTTGGGACCAAGTGCGGGTTCTTTGTTCCTATCTATGATATCCTAGATGGTTTTATAGATGAACACGGAAACTCTCTTATAGAGGAAGCTAAAGCATTTGAAATAGGAGAAAGAGAAAAAAAGAGACAAGGTAATGATCCTAAATCATATGACTAGTACTTAGCTGAACATCCATTTACCCCGGAAGAAGCTACACTGCAGAGTACCGCAAACTTATTTAACCAAGCAAATATAAAAGCACAGTTAGATAGAGTGAAAGCAAATAATCTTCACACAATGGGTGTGCCTGGAGAGCTTGTACAAGAGGATAGCAAAGTTTCTTTTAAAGCAAATTGGGATCTAAGACCTGTAATAAGATACCCACATAGAACAGAAGATGATCTTGCAGGGTGTGTAGTAATGTATGAAACTCCTTTTAAAACAAAAGGTGAAGTTCCAGATTTTTTGTATTATATATGCCATGACCCTTACGCGCATGATAAATCTTCGTCTAGCTCATTAGGATCTGCGTATGTTATAAAAAGACCTAACAGAATATCTCAACCCGATGATATGATTGTAGCGTCGTATGTAGGTAGACCAAACACGCAAGATGAGTACAATAGCAATCTATTTAGACTGTCTATTTTGTACAATGCTAAGATAGGATTTGAAAATGATCGAGGAGATGTTATTGGATATGCAAAAAGATTCCGACTTTTGCATAGATTACAGCCAGAGTTTGAAATGCTACAAAATAAAGAGCTTCAATCTAAAACTGTAAAGCGGGGATTCGGTATGCATATGACCGAAACTAGGAAAAGGCAAGGTGAGTTATACCTAAGAGATTGGTTAGAATCTCAGCGTGGTAGGCATTCAGATGATACATTTACATTAAATGTAAATAAAATCTATGATGTAGCATTACTACAAGAGCTGTTAAAATTTAATCATCAGGGTAACTTTGACCGTGCAATGTCTTTAATTGTAGGTATGTTTATGATGCAAGAAATGTTTAATTCTACAGTTAAAGAAAAAATAAAAGTACCGCACCAAGATTGGTTTGACGGTCTTTATGAAGGAAATAAAACTCCTTTAGAAGACTCAGGTACGCCGGGAGGGGTCACAGCACTTTGATATCATTAAGGAGAAATGGTATCTTTGAATGACTTTGACCTAAGAACATGTATAGTAACATACCAAACCAAAGAATAGCCCGTTCTCAAAAGAACAAAAAATGGCAGAAAGACTGCATAGATGGCTATATCTCATTATCTGACGCTAATTATAGCGAGAGGAAAAGAAGCATAAGAAGGCTTTACGACTATTATAATGGTGTAATTCATGATGAAGATTATGATTACATATTGCGCCCTTATGGAAAATCTAGAAAAAACTTTCCTTCTAAGCTAAGAAATTACCCACTTATAAAACCAACTATAGATCTCCTGCTTGGAGAGAAGGCTAAAAGACCTTTTAATTATAGCGTAGTTGCAGTAAATGGAGATGCTGTAGATAGAAAAGAAAAAGCTAAACATGAGTTTATAGCTAAGACAATCCAACAAGGACTTGCAAATGAAATGAATGAAATGGGGATGAATACAGGACAAGAGTCCCAACCTATTCCCACATCTGAAAATTTACAAGCAATGTTTGAAAGATCTTATGTAGACAACTTTGCTGTTATAGGTCAAAAAAGTCTTAACTACATAATGGCCCAGCAAGACGTACATGAAAAACTACAAAAAGCTTGGTTTCACTTTCTAGTTGCAGGAGAGGCTTATACACTTAGGTCTGTAGTAAACAATGATGTTTCTTATGAAATATTAAACCCGTTAGATGTAGACTATGATTTAGATCCGGATTTAGATTACGTAGAAGATTCAGACTGGGCAATTGTAACTAAATACATGGGTCCTTCACAAATAATTAAAAACTTTGGTAGGTTTTTAAGTAAAGACCAGATGGAGGCCTTGTACACAGACAGTTCTTTTGATACTAACTTGTTATTTTTTGAAGATAGGAGAGAAGATGTAGAGAGTAGACTTATTAAAGTGCAACATGTATACTGGCAATCTTTAAAACGTATAGGGTTCTTAAGTTACTTGGATCCTAATACAATGTCAGAAGAAATGATGGAGGTAGAAGACGGTTTTGTAATGCCCCCAGAGTTAAAAGAAATTGGTGCTAAAGTAGAATGGGAATGGCACAATGAGCCTTGGCAAGGAATAAGAATAAACGAAGACTTTGATGTAGATGTAAAACCAATAGAAGAGTTTAAATCTTCTGTAGATAATCCATCAAAAATAAAACTCCCTATAAATGGTCGTAAGTATTCTGATGTAAATACAAGTAATATATCACTAGTTATGCTGGGAATACCTTTTCAGCTTAACTATAACATCTACAAATACAGATTAGAAACATCTATTGCACGATCTAAAGATATCATAGCACAATTAGATATAAACCTTATCCCTAAAAAATGGGATATGGATAAGTTCATGTACTTTGTAGAAGGAACCGGTATTGCCTGGGTAGACTATGACAAAGAAGGAGTAAAACTTTCCCCGCAACATCAAACTGTAATGGATCTTAGTGTAAAAACAATTCAATTGTACATTACACTTTTAGAGCATATACAAATGGAATGGGAAAATGTTTCAGGTGTAAACAGACAGCGTAGAGGAGAGGTTGGTCAATACCAAGGTAAAGCAATGGGACAACAAGCTATTGTACAATCTTCTCATACCACTGAAGATTTATACAGGAAGTTTGCCGGGCTAGAAAAAAGAGATCTTCAAACTTTTATAGATCTTTCTAAGTATGCGTGGATGGATGGTAAAAAAGCATCTAACTTTTTACCCGATGGTGCGATAGAGTATTTTACTGTTGACCCTGATACATGGATAAATTCTGATTTAGGAATATTTGTATCAGATGCTACAAAAGATGTAGAGAAAATGAATGCTGCAAGAGAAATGACACAGGCCCTTGCGCAGAATGGTGTTCCTTTCTCTACTATACTAGAAACTCTAGAAGGAGAAAACTTTGTAGAATTAAAAGGTAAAGTGAAAGCAGCTGAGGCTTCAATGCAAGAACTTCAAGCGGCTCAGTCTGAAGCACAACAACAAGCTGAACAGGCTCAAGCTGAAATGGAACAGCAAAAGCACGACGATCTTATGATGTCTAGCGAAAAAGAAAGAATGCTTACAGCTTCTGAAGGAGAAAAAGAGAGGATGCTAAAAGTCCGACTTAAAGAGATGGACATAAACATGGCTAGTAATAATACACCTCTTACAGATCCAAGAGAAATGGCCTTAAAAGAAAGAGCTCAATCAGAGTCTGAACGAAGTAATAAATCTGACGAGGTAATTAAAAATAGAGCAGTAACTGCTAAAAAAGCCTCTGATAAAAAATCTGAGAAATAATGGAAGCTATTGATGTAATGAAACAACTCTATGCTAATCATCATAGAGGACCTATAGGACCTGAAATTGAAAAACAAATGCTTGCAGAGCAACAAATGGCTCAAGCAGAAGTAGCAGGGACACAGCAAGAAGCAGAAGTAGGTTTAGATGATGGACAGGGACTTCGACCTATGATTATACCTGGAGCTGAAAGTATAAGGGGAGCTCAAGACGGACCTATAGATCTTACTACTATAGATCAACAAACTGGATTAGTAGATTCTCATATACCTAACGTGCAGCCAGGAGAATTAGTAAACACTGGAGAAGGTGTAGATGTTTTAGAGACTCCGTCATTACCTGTGGCAGACTTTGGTGGAAGTTACAAATCTATCATAGCAGAGAATATGAGGAATTATAAAAGAAAGCGATGAAATACAAAAAGCTCTTACCAAAATATCAATTAGGAACAGTTACCCCACTTGCGTCTCCAGAGGGATACACAAATGAAGAGCTTGCGTCTATAAATACAGAATCGCTTACTGCAGCAGAGCCTGAGACTCCAAAATCAACCTTCCTTGATGACTTTGAAGGTGTGGATCTTAATGTTCCTATGCAAACTACTGC